TCAACTATCAGCAAGTTCCCATTCGGGGCTGGCTTTCCAAGGTTCGTAAATTCTATTGCCATTACTAAATTCCGTTATTTCGTGTTCCAACCATTTTTCTGCGAGCATGATATATGCTCCAAGCCAAGATATATACATATATCTGGTTATAACTAATGGTTTTCGAACTGTTGATACAAAAAATTGTGCATGATTAGCTTTATAAAATAATAAAGGTTCTAGCTCATTATCTTGAGCCTGCTTTATTACCTTAGCCCACCATTGCACAAAATTATTACTTTTGTTTGTGAATACTTTAGATGTTACTGCGTCATCTTTGTAAAATTTTACTTCTACTAGAAATATATTATGTTGATGTTGTAAATAAAGATCTCCCTTAATTTTACCGTTACCAGAGCCCGGTGTTTGAATAAAATCTAACCCCGTATGTCTGTGCAACATATTGGCAACAAGTAGTTCGGCTTTTGCACCCTTCGCTCTACTGTTTACCATTAAGTCGCGCGCTTTGAAATGTAATCTACAATTTGTTCAAAAGTCTTTAGTTCTTCGGCTTCATTATCTGGAATTTCAATATCAAATTCTTCTTCTAATACCATTACTAACTCTACTAAATCTAGTGAGTCAGCACCCATATCGTCAATGAGATGTCCTTTGACACCATCATATGCAACTCCTAAGTTTTCTGAAACTATCTTTTTTACTGCTGCTTCGTAGTCCATTATACCATATCTCCTTTTAACTTGTTTCCAAGTAACTCATGTTATCTTCCTTAAGAATTTCTATTTTCTCTAATAACGGGTGTGTCCACCCATGAGAAACTAAAAATGTGTTAAGTGTTTCTTCTTTAAGGAGAATTTCCACAACCTTCTCCTTACCTGCTTCATCAAGTGCTTGATTTACTTCATCAAGAAATAGCACATTGATTTGACTTCTACTAATAGAAGTCATTAGTTTTCTAATAGCTACTAATGTAGCAATATTAACTCTAGCTAGTTCTCCACTAGACAGAGCTAATATATCTATAATTTTACCATTATCCCCAACTTCTACATTGAGCTTATCGTTCTCTACTACAAAGTTAATAGAGAATCTTCCATCACTAAACTCTGCTAAATACTCATTAGTTAAAGACTCTAATTCTTTAACAAGGGATTCTATTTTATACGCCAGAAGTCCGTTTGTGCTAAATGCTTTTTTAAGTATCTCAAGAACAGAAAGTTTATTTTCGATGTCTCCAAGATTATCTGTGATTCCAGCCAGTTCTGTTTCAAATTGTTCAGTCTGCTCTCCAATAATACTAATTCTAGTATTATGTCTTTCTCGTCTTGTGTTCTCATCTATTACTTCTTCGAGCGTTTCACGAGCTGCTTTAACTTTGTCTTCCAACCCTCGTATTTGACTTTCCACTTTCTCTTTATCAAGTACTCTCGTTGGGAGTCCAGAGTCAATACTGCGGAAGAGTCCTTCCCAGTCTGAGATGTTTCGGGCTGCCTGCCTATGTATCTGATTTTCATTATCTAATTCCTCTAGTCTTTTATGGACTTCTGATAACTCTGCTTGAAAGTGATCAGCTTTATTCATATGTTTTGTATACTGACTGTCAACAAATTTCATATCTATTTCTTGTTCACAAGTTGGGCATTGTTGAAATTCAGCCTCTCTAAGAGTTTCATATTTTTCACTCATATCTAACTCTCTTTCTCTTTGAGAGTCTAAACCCCCTAACCCAGAAACCAAATCTTGTGTTGGTCTCATTTTTGGATATTTTTCTAACATATTTTTTGCGTATTCAACATCTATGCCTTTTAACCTATCCAATAAGTTATTATTATCATTTATCTTCCGATTTTTCTCAGAGATATTTTCAAATTCGAGATGGAAAGAACGCAGTTGCCTTTCGTCTTTTTCTTCAATTTTTGGCAGATCCATTTTCGATAGTAGTGTCATACTATCCAATTTGTTGTCTGTTAACCATTTTACGATTGTGTCCACTTTAGCGTTTAGCTTTGCAATGTCTAGGGAAGTTGTCCTTACTGCATCTTTAAACCTCTCAAAGAACGTGACATACTCGTCCAATTTTAGTAATTCAATTAGGAACTTCTTCCTATTAGTATCTGTAGCAGTTAAAAACTGTAAACTTGAGTTTGTATTTTGATAAACTAATTGAGTAAAAGTTTTAAAGTCAATACCTAATAGTTCTCCTAAAGTTTTATAAGTATTACTAGCCGTATGACTACTAATATCTTCTCCGTTTTTTGTTAACTTACATTTTAAAGTTGCTCGTCTTGATACTGTTATATTATAACTATCTCCATCAATACTAAAATCTAAACTAATATCATAACCATTATTTACATAACGATTAGCAATATCTGCTTTCTTCACATTTTTACTATTCTTGTTGAACATTACTTCTTCAAGAATAAGTGGAACAGAAGACTTACCTACTCCATTAGTTCCTACTAATTGAGTTAGAGTAGCATTATCTAAATCTATCTCATTATCCTTACCATAGGAGAAGCAGTTATCCCAACGTAACTTCTGTAGAATAATCATTGAATACTCCTATTATGTTTTTAGTTTTAATGTCGTCTAGATTTAATATATCTTGTAAATATAATACTAATTCATCTCCAATAGTCATATCTGCAGTTAAATTAAGTCGTGCTTCTACTTGTCGTTTTACTACTTTCTTATCTAAAAGTTCAGAGTTCTTAACTTTCGCTAAGTCTTGAACATCTCCCTCTAATTCATATATCGTATGGTCAAAGGTTGTTTGAATCATGTCATCGGGGTTATCTACTGTCTTACGGATTAATTGAGGAAGTATAAGCTCCCTCCATTCCCAAGACCAATCGTTATCAATCAATAGACAACCCGTCTTGACTTGACTTCTGTGAAAGGAAGTCGTCATTGGACTGCCGGGATATACAATATTTCTTTGCGTATTAGCGTGAGCATGTAAATCACCTGCAAATACAATGTCAAAACGATTAAATCTATCTAAGTCAACTTCAGATATCACATGAGGCGGGATTTCACCCCTCACATGAGTAAATAAAAATGGGATATCATCAATCGCTTCAATACTACCTTTTTTATGCAAATCTGCATAAGGTAAGATAGCAAAACCTTTTGTTTGATAAATTGTAGTAGTATCTATGATTTCTACTAATGGGTTTATCTCTTGCGTAGCTTTCTTAAGATTTGTAAAGAAAGTATTATTTTTCCTAGTTGCTTCATGATTTCCGTCATAAATCAAAGTAGGTATCGTAATACCACTAATAAAATCAAAATAAAGAGTAAGCTCATCCATAGAGGGGATTCGATCAAACAAATCCCCGCCTATGATATGCATATCACAGTCATTTTCCAACTCTTGAATCTGGTCAAAGAACATTTTATAGCGAGCGCAAGCCCATTCTATAGGAACATTCTTTTGACCTAGCTTCAAGTGCCAGTCAGCTGTGAACAGGATCATGCTACGTCAAATTCCGCTGCAACAGTTTCTTCTTTGTCCGACGCTGTAATTCTTTTAAGTAACTCTAATTGAGCGTCTTGCGTAGGTCTAGGAAGAACGTCGTCCATAGACTTAAGTTCTGCGACTAATTCTTGTTCCCAATCTTCTAAAGCCCGAGGCTTACACTTGAGTGCTTGTAGTTGGTATTCTACATTAAAGACCTGTGGTCCAGTCTTTAGGCGTTTGAAATAGACGTCCCAACCAGTTTCATAGTCAGTTGGGTTTCCTAAGTCTTCCATAGCGACTAAAATTTGATCGAAAAGTTTCCTTTTCAGGTTGACTACTTTGATTTTATTATCAGAGAAATCAATACCTTGGACAGCATATGCCCAACCGCATTTTAGAGCAGGGAAGAAATCACGAACGTGATCATGTTCTTTATTGGCAAAAGTTTCGGTTGCCCTATCGAACGACAAACATTCCATTGGAATATTTTTGTTGTTCTCACCTTTGACCCAATAAACGTATCGAGGAAGCAAGTCGCCTACTAGACGAACTTTGTGATCCTCTCGGTTACTGAAATTATAAGTTTCAATTTTTTCTTTTTGGGCTGAGCCCTTTGTTTGATTAAAGCTAATAGCCATAATTCTTCTCCTTGAATGGCTCCTCAAATTTAAAGATAATATACCCATCTCTAATTTCGAGCAGTCTGTTTTTTTCTATAGTGTCCTCATTAACTTTACAGAAAATGAGGTCTAGTCTAGCGTCTTTATTGCGAACGAACTCATGATAGTTACGGAAGGATGCGACGCCTGCATACTCTGCTACTTCTCTATCACTATATTGTGCTCGTCCAGTAGTTAGTAGTTCCTCTGGGTGTATCAGAAAACTACTACCATAATAATTTTTTTCATAAAACTTAAACGTTTTATCATAATAATTCTTAGGTGTTATTTTATATGTAATTATTC